ACCGGTGCCCTCGCGGGCGCTAAAAAGTAGTTCAACCAAAAGGAGCAAAGCCAAAATGACCACTGCCGCCACCCCTGATGCAGGCTCGGCAACACCCGTTACCGATGCACCTGACACCGCTGCACCTGACACCGCTGCACCCGCCGCTGCACCCGCCGCTGCACCCGCCGCTGCACCCGCCGCTGCGCCCGCTGATGCACCTGCTGATGCACCTGCTGATGCACCCGCCGCGCCGCGTGACTGGGCGAGCCTCCGCACGGACTACGCGAAGGGCGACGAAAAACTGCTGAAACGCTTGGAGCGTTATTCCTCGGAAGAAGCGGTGATCGACGCGCTCATTGCGGCGCAGAACAAGATTGCCACCGGAGGGCTGAAGGCACCTCTGCCGAAGGACCCCACACCGGAGCAAGTTGCCGATTGGCGCCGCGAGAATGGCATCCCCGAAAAACCCGAGGATTATGAGATCACGCTTCCTGAAGGCCGCACGCTCGGCGAGGCTGACGCCTCTTTCGTGGACGACTTCATCGCCTCCGCAGCACATGCGACGAACATGACCCCCGAGCAAGCATCCGCAGCGGTGGCGTGGTATCAAGACGCGCAGGAACGCGAGCTCGCTGCACGGCATCAGCTGGACGCGGAGATCACGCAGGAAGCCACAGCCACACTGCGCGCGGAGTGGGGCAGCGAGATGCAGTTGAACAAGAACATGATAAGCGGATTGCTTGACGCAGCCCCTGAAGGTGTCAAAGAAGGCATCATCGGTGGCCGCCTTGCGGATGGAACGCCCCTTGTCAGCGACGTGAAGGTGCTGCGCTGGCTGGCGAATATCGCGCGGGAGGTAAACCCTGTCGCCACGGTAGTCCCCGGCAGCAGCGGCAACGCGGCGCAGGCTATTGAGTCCGAGCTCGCGGGCATCCAAAAGCTGATGGGCGATCACAAGTCGGATTACTGGAAAGGCCCGCAGTCGGAAAAGATGCAGTCCCGCTACCGCGAGCTGATTTCCGTGCAGGAAAAGCTGCAACGTCGCTGAAAAAAAGTAGTTGACAAGTCTCTCGGCTTGTAATAGCTTTGTTTGAAATCGTAGCTGGGGTGGCTAAATTGGTTAGCCAGTAAGCCACCCCACCACGTACCCGATTAGTAAGGCCCCATTGGCCGCGTCACCGATCCGAAAGGGCACCCGGCGACAAAAGCAGGATGGATACCCCGAGCTGCGGAAGAACTTTTTCCTCTACAACTTTATGGAGTAAACATCATGGCCGATTCCGCCTTCCAAACGCAGTACCGCCAAGAATTCATTGCGGGCTTCGAGCAACGCCAATCCCTGTTGCGCAACACCGTGGTCACTGAAACCGAAATCAAGGGCAATTCCGCCGTGTTTTTGGTCGCTGACTCCGGTTCCGCCAACGCCGTAACCCGTGGCCTGAACGGCCTGATTCCGGGTCGCGCTGACAACCTGACGCAGAACACCTGCACCCTGACCGAATGGCACGACAAGCCGATCCGCACCAGCTTTAACATCTTTGCGTCGCAAGGTGATGGTCGTCGCATCATGCAAGAAACCTCGATGGCTGTGGTCAATCGCAAGATTGACAGCGACATCCTGACCCAACTGGCTACCGCCACGCAGGACACCGGCGCCGCCGCAGTTGGCTCGCTGGCTTTGGTCATGCACGCAGTTACCATCCTCGGCAACAACTCGGTGCCTCTGGACGGCAACATCTCCGGTGTAATCACCCCGGCCATGTATGCCTACCTGATGCAAACCAAGGAGTTCGCCTCTGTTGACTACGTCAACAACAAGCCTTTTGAAGGCCAGTTGACCATGTTCCGCTGGGCTGGTGTGAACTGGATCGTTCACCCGAACCTGACGGGCAAAGGCACCAACGCCGAGAAGTGCTACATTTACCATAAGAGCGCCATCGGCCACGCGGTCAACACCGGCGGGTTGAGCACCACTGTGGGCTATGACGAAGAAGACGACTACAGCTTCTGCCGTACTTCGGTGTTCATGGGTTCCAAGCTGCTGCAAAACAGCGGTGTGGTAGTCGTTAACCACGACGGCTCGGCATACGCCGCAGCCTAATAGGCTTCCCCTCCTTCGGGAGGGGACCTGACAACTTTTTGAATAAAGGAGAATCACCATGGCTTACTCTACTTCCGCACCCCCGGCGCTCATCGTACAGGCCATCGCTGGCCCGCGCATCTGGCTCCACTCTTCCGCTGACGCTACCGCAGCTGCCGACACGGCTGGATTCATCACTAATGGTGGTGAGCTGGGCATGAAGGTAAACGACATCGTTTACCACAAAGACTCGACCACCGATGCCGCCGCGCTGACCATGCACAAGGTTGTCACGGTCGGTGCTGCCGCACCGGGCGCCGTTAACCTGTCTGATGGCACCGTCGTGGGCAGTGCGACCAACACCGACTAAAGCGTAACGGTTGCAAAATAAGAGGCTTCAGGGTATCCTTGGAGCCTCTTTCTTTTTAACAACCCAAAGGAGCACACCTACATGTCGAAATTGATTCCTGATGGCATCCGCGCAGCGGATTACGTGCGCAACGTACACCGTGTTTCCCCCGCAGCAACAGACACCCTTGAGGATGTCATGCAGCCCGAATACTGGGTGCACGTCGCGCCCAAGCTGCGCGTCGGCGACAAGCTGGAGATATTCCCCGAAGGCGGCGCGTGGTACGCGGAAGCCTTGGTGGTCGCCTGCTCGAACATCCATGTGAAGTTGCACGTCCTGAACAAGGCACAGATCAACGAACCGACCGTCGCAGTGAAGGACGCGCCCAAGGCACCTTTCATTGTGGAATTCAAGGGGCCGCAGCGCAAGTGGTCTGTGATCCGCAGCAAAGACAAGACCTACGTGAAAGAAGGCTTTGATGACCGTGGCACCGCCGAGGCGTGGCTGCGGGACAATGCGAAAGACATGGGGTAAGCTATGGCCGACCAGCTCGCAATATACAACGAAGCACTTGTCGAGCACCTTGGGGAGCGCGAGCTGGCCTCCCTCGCGGAGAATCGTGAACCGCGAAGGGTGCTTGATGCACTGTGGGGTTCCACTACCGGCGCGGGGCATGTGAAGTTTTGCCTCGAACAGGGGAACTGGAAGTTCGCCCAGCGCGGCGCGAGACTTGATTATTCTACAAGTATCACTCCCTCGTTTGGCCTTCGCAGGGTTTTTGAAAAGCCCGTGGACTTTGTTAAGGTGTCCATGCTCTGCACGGATGAATGGTTCAACAGCCCCCTGCTTCAGTACACCGAAGAGGCGGGCTTTTGGTGCGCAGACTACGACCAGATATTTATCAGCTACGTGTCGAACGGGCCGATGTATGGGGGCGACCTTAACTTGTGGCCAGAGAGTTTTGTGAGATATGTGGCCGCGTCCCTTGCGGCGCGCGCAAGCGTCAGGCTAAAGCAAAGCGGCACGGACAAAGAAGCGCTCGACAATATCGCCGCGCGCTTGCTCGTCGCGGCAAAGTCCAAGGACGCCTTGCAGGGGCCGACGAAGTTCTTCCCGCAGGGGGCGTGGGTGCAATCTCGCGGCGGTGCGATTGTGGATCGCGGAAGCAAAGCGAATTTATATGGCTAGGCAAAACGCAGAGATACTGGCTTTCAATCGGGGGATAATCAGCCCCCTCGCCCTCGCGCGCATCGACCTCGAACGCGTGCGACTCATGTTCGAGGAAAGCACGAACTGGCTCCCTCGGGTGCTGGGGCCTATGGGGCTGCGCCCCGGCCTCGGGCTGGTTGAACGCACGGCGGGGGACGCTTACGCGCGCTACCTGCCCTTCATCTTTGCCACAAACGACACAGCGCTTTTGGAATTCACCAGCGGCGCGATGCGCGTGCTTGTGAACGATGCGCTGGTCACCCGCCCCGCTGTTTCCGCGCAAACTGTAAACGGCACTTTCACTTCCGACGTGTTAAGCTGGACAGATTACGACGAAGCAGGCGCAGTCTCCGCATGGCGCACGGGGGGTTACCTATCTTTGCAAGGTACGGGCACGCTGGCCGCCGTCAGGGAACAGCTCGTTACTGTTGGCGCCTATAGCGGAGTGGAGCACGCTATACGGGTGTCGATACTGCGAGGTGAGTGCTACATTCGCGTAGGGAGCACGTCGGGCGGAGATGAATACGTGAGTGAGACGTTTCTATACCCCGGGGTGCATTCGCTTGCCTTCACCCCCACAGGCAACTTCTATGTACGGGTGCTAAGCCGCGAGGGGTACCCGACGCTCATCGACTCCATCACGGTCGATTCTGCGGGAGTGTTAAGCCTACCGACCCCTTGGGTGACATCGGGCAATCTCGACGACATGCGCTTCGATCAGTCGGGGGACGTGGTGTTTATCGCCTGCGAGGGGGTCGCGCCGATGAGAGTAGAACGACGTGGCGTCCACTCATGGTCTGTTGCAGAGTTCATCACTGACGACGGGCCTTTCATGGCGATGAACACATCACCTATCACGATGACCGCGAGCGCCCTGACGGGGGAGATTAACCTCACCGCGTCGTCCAGTTACTTCCGCCCGTCAAATGTGGGCTCTTTAATGAAGCTCGCCTCTGTCGGGCAGAACGTGTTTGTGACCGTAACGGCGGAGGATACGTGGTCGGACCCCATTCGGGTGACGGGCGTGGCCGCTGAACGCGCCGTCACGGTAATCCGCACGGGTACGTGGGCCGCAACGGTCACCTTACAGCGCTCCATCGGCGCACCGGGAGACTGGACGGACGTTACGACGTACACCACAAACGCGACGATCAGCTACAACGATACTCTCGACAATCAGATTATTTATTACCGCATTGGTGTAGCAGTAGGCGACTATACCTCGGGCGCCGCGACGCTGCGCATGTCCTACGCTTCGGGTTCTATTTCGGGCTGGCTTCGCGTCGTGGGGTACAGTTCGCCGACGGTGGTTACGGCTGTGGTTACAAAAACCCTTGGCGCTACTGTGGCCACGAGGCTGTGGCAAGAGGGGCGCTGGTCCCCCCGAAGGGGCTATCCCTCCGTTGTGGCGCTGCATGAGGGGCGCCTGTGGTTCGCGGGGAAGGATCAGGTGGACGCGTCTATATCCGACGCGTACACCAGCTTTGATGAGGACTTTGAAGGCGATGCAGGCCCAATCTCCCGCAGCATCGGAACGGGGCCAGTTGACAAGATAAGTTGGATGGAAGCCGGTTCAAAGTTGCTGCTCGGGGGGCAGGGCGCCGAGTGGGCCGCGCGTTCCTCTTCTTTTGAGGAGCCGATGACGCCGAGCAACTTCAACTTGCGGCCAGTGTCCACGCGGGGCAGCGCGGCCACCGATGCCGCGTCGGTGGACCGCGAGGTGTTTTTTGTAGATCGCTCTGGGTCGCGTGTCATCTCGCTCGTTGAGGATGTACAGGGGCGCTACGGCCCTACGGATGTATCCACTATTTCCCCCGAAGTTACGCAGCCAAGTGTGCTCCGCGTTGCGGTTCAAAGACAGCCAGACACGCGGGTGCATTTCGTGCTGTCCGACGGGACGGTAGCCGTGTTTATCTTGGACAGCATTGAAGAAGTTCGATGCTGGGTTAAATTTGAGACCGTTGGCGCGGTGGAGGACGTGGTTGTGCTGCCCGGTG